CTAGGAACGACATCCCATGGGAATGCTACGACAGGACGATCTTCCATCATGTAAGGGTTCTTAGATGCCTTTAGCAAGACACCACCGTTAGCAATAACAACAACAGCCTCTACATAATAGGAATCATCTTCTTCGTCACCAAGCTCTACAACTTCTTCTTCTGAGTCTGGTTCTTCCATTGACTTATCTAGCAAATGGCGAGGAACAAGGCCGTAGTACTTAGTCAGTCTAACTTTGTCATCTTCAAACTGAGTAAGCTCTTGGTCTGGTTCAATGTCAAAGTCTGTAGATGCCAGCTCTAACGGTACGTCACGGTACACACCGCTTTCCTGTAGCTGCTCTACTGAGTGAGCTGACACAAACTCATCTACTGCACAACCCAGCGCAGACTGAATGTCTGTAGCTACTGGATCAATTAGGAAGTTCTGTGGCATTACAGGTCGTAGCTTGACGCATGTACGATCTTGTATGTTAACGCCTACTGCTGTAAGCTCACCACCCATTACAGGCTGTGTAGCAGGCTTCATCTCTTTTTCTTCTTCAAGAACAATCTCAGCAATGCCTGTACCAAATACAGCAGCGTTGATTAGACACTCAGCCACTGACTTACGTACCATGTTCTTTTTAAAGTCTTGCTCTAGCGCGTTACGCAGCAAAGCAATGTCGTTAGGGTCTTGATCGTAGACATCATCTTTAATGTCAAACCACTTGCCACGGCCAAAGGTAGCTTCCTCTAGCTCTGCTACTGAAGACTCAACAGCCTGCTGTAGCGCAGGAGATATAATCTTAGAGCGTTCAGTGTCTCGTGTGCGATCCTGTGGAGACCACTGACCACGCCAGAGACGGTAGTATTCTTCAAAGCGTTGTGAGTAGTTAGCTTCAAAGTGGTCACGCCATGAGTCACACTTTTCAATTACCCAGTTCTCTAGGTGCTGCTCTGTAGCGAAGTTGTCGTTGCCTTCTAGTTCCATAGTTAGTAGCCTGCGTATTTGTCTAGGAATTCGTAGTCCTCTTCCTCGTAGTCAAAAGCATAAGAGACCTTAGCTAACTGGTCTATGTATGCAAGAGCATCTATCAAGTCATCGTGGACTAATTGGTTAGGGAACTGGAACAACTCATCTAGGAACTGAGCATTCCACTTACCTTTGTTCAGTGTTAAGTTACCGTGTTCTAGGCGGCCTTGTAGTGCCCACACGATCCTATCTGTCTTCTTCTTGTTGCCGTGTGTTAGCTCTTCCACCCTAAAGAATGTCTGGTTCTTCTTCATTATATCATTCAGGTAGGGGTGGACAGCGTTCTTCAGGGCTCCTTTCTCAATGCCTACGGCTACTGGCTGGTAGTCTCTGACTGCTTCAAAGATTCGTCTGGCAGTCTCTTCGACGCCCCAACGGCCATGTATGATATTAGCAACCCACCAGCCTTCGACACCCGCTTTAACCACAGCAATTGCCGTCTGGTCAAGTCTTTTGGTTTTAGTAGTGACTTTCTGTACATCTGCAAATCCTGCCAAATCGACAGCAATATAATAAGCGCCAACTTGCGGTTCTTCCTCATCGAATTTAATATAGTCTTCTTTAAATAACTCACTGCCTTGAGCTTCAAAGGACGCCATGAACTCCTGTCTAAAAGAAAACGTAGACATAGACTTCTCTGCTGCTTTAATCTCATTTGGGTCAAGCAGCGGGTTGTCGTAGCTTGTAAAGTGGTAACCAGCAAACGTAGAATCTTCAGATATTTTAGCATACGTGTACAGCTCATAGAAGTGGTTACGTCCCATTGGCGTACCAATGAACATAGCAGAACCCTTCTGATCCGCTAACGCAGGACGTAGGATCTGTTCCCACACCTCTGGCTTCATGTCAGCGTATTCGTCCATAACCAAGAACTTGAGGCTAACACCACGCATAGTCTCAGGTCTGTCAGCGCCTTTTAGGGTTAACAGCGCACCGTTGACAAACTTAATCTGTAGGTTGTTAACGTGACTAGAGGAAATAACACTGTGACCTAGCTCTAAAAGCATCTGCCACATAATATCTCTAGCCTGTCCTTGCGTAGGAGCAACGTAAAACACCTGACCTTTCTTGCCTGATAAGCAGTTAAGGATAAGCGCCCATGCAGCCAGTCTACTCTTGCCTGTACGTCTACCAGCAGCTATCACTTTAAAGCGTGTAGGGTCGTTATAGACCTCTTGCTGCCACGGTAGAAGCTCTACCTTCAGATCAGTCAAGCTAGTACAACCACATTACAGCAGGTTTATCACCAGCAGCATCGCGCATATCAATATGGACG